TCTGCGATATAACAAATCATATCATGGACTTCAATTGGTCTCAATTTATCGCCATTTTCTTTCGCGTCCAGAATACCTTCGAGTCTGACCAGGCATTCCTTGAGAGGCTGCGGCCCAGGGGCTTTCCCACCAGAAGTCACTAGTCTACTGCCTTTTGGCCGAATATCAGAAAAGTCAAATCTCAACTTCGAGGTACCACGGAAGTAAGACATGACCAAGGCCTTAACAGCATCAGCCCAGCCCTCAATTGAGTCTCCGACTAAAAATCGATAAGTACGCTTGTTGCTGGGTCTTACAATTTCTGGTAACTTCTCAATATGGTGAGACTGTACACTATAGCCTACGCCTGTGCCTCCCAGCAACAAAAACATAACCTCGCCGAAGGCCCTGACGTCATCAATCGGCATATAAGCACAATTGAAAATACGATTGGGGGCAACTTCGATTGGTTTGCCGCCGAATTGCATCGACCTCATAGAGGGCAACACTTTCTTGTCATAGACAAACTGGTATGCCTGTTCAATCTCCTCAGCAAGATCGGGGAACTTCTTAGTATGCATCCCCTTGTTTCGTGTAACAATTTCCTCGTAGGATTCTCTACGATATAATTCGGGCAAATACCTTGCATACTTCATATGCACTGTGATGTCTGATAAAATCTCTGATGCTAGTTCCATTACTTACGTTCCTCTCGTTGTTTTTTAAAGTTTTTCCACCTTCCCGCCAGGATTTCCGCCTGGGTTTTGGTTGTTAATGCTTCTCCTTCCCCGTCTCCAGGTGGGAGAACTCGAATCTTGACGTTGCTTGTGTCCATAAAAATTGGATATACTAAGCCATCCGGGCCATTTCGATTCTTGGCCACATACATTCTTCCTGAATTACTGTTCTTGTCCTCCATAGTCCGCGAGACCGTACAGATCAGGTCTGCCACGAAGCATTTGTTGAAGGCCTCCGAAATGCTTTCCATAGTAATGACCTCTGCATTGAGCCCTGAGCGGTTTGTTTGAGAGGCGGTCCACACAGGACAGCCGAACTCTTGCGCCATACCTCGCATCTCCTCATAGATAGACTCTAGTTCAGCGCGTTTCTCTCTGCGATTCACCACAGGCCGCAACAGATCACCATAGTCCAAAATAATAAGGCCTGGATTGATCCCACGGCCCTTTAGTTTCTCCAGATGGTTCTTGATGGTTCTAGTGGAGGCAGATTTGGTGGGGTACTCTTTGACAATAAGTTTCCCCTGAATGCCTTGCACTTTTTCATAGATGAGTTCTTTAAAAGAATGCAACTCGTCCAGTTTGACACCCGTAAGGCAGCTATCATACCTGGAAGCAACAGTCTTGTCGGCCAACTCCAGCGTATAGTGGACGACATTAACCCCTCTCTTGAGGGCTTCTGCTCCCAAGTGTACCAGGACCATGGACTTGCCTGCGCCAGTCGGTGCAATGACCACTCCAAGCTCTCCAGCCCCCAGTCCTCTACGGGAAATCGTGTCAATCTCTTGCCAACCAGTTGAGATTGGGTTTCTGGCCTTTATTTCAAACCTCTCTTCGAAATCCTTAAGGTAATCATGCCCAAAGTCTGAATCACTTCCCATCACCAAAGCATCATTGATAATCTTCGAGATTTCATCAAAAGAACAGGTCTGTAACAGCCCCACAGACCGAAGCATAGCTCCCTTTAGCTTTTGCTTTCGACAAAACTCTAGTGCCTTGTCTTTCACAAACTCTGAGTCTTTCAGGTCCCCAGAAACAAGCATCCTGGAGTAATAATCCCGGACTTGTTTCTGGATTGCCTCGTTTTCCTTCAACAAGTCAGACTTTATGATGGTTCCCATAATCTTCTTAGTAGGGTGAACACCGTACTTATCCCGGTATCCCATCATTCTAGACACAAAGAGCCTTAGATAGCCCAGTTCTAAGTAGGTTAATTCAAAGACCTCCATGATCTGGTCCGAGAAAGGCCTATCCTCCAACATCAAGATACACAATGACTCTTGGAAGCTCTTGCCAAAGTGGCTAAAATCTGTTCGCTCCATCTTCCCCCCGTTTTTCTTCATTTTAACCTATTCCTTATCTCTTGCAACTATCTTTCTCAGATGGCAGGTCAGTTCTGAGCAATCCCATTCCCCAAATCCATCAATCATCATCATTTTCCGCATTTCAGTTAAATTAAATTTCATCTCTGCATTATCCAGTACATAGTTAACTTTCGATTTAGTAGTTGGAGATAGAGACGGGCTGTACAACTGCATAAGCTGATAATTCTTGCGGACCCGCTCAGATCCCTCTAGTATTCTTCTATGCACCAAGAGAGGTTTCTCCACCTCATTACAGTGATCTAAGATATCCCCCAATAAGTAGTCTCGCTCCTCGGCCATAAAAGGAAATCTTTTAGATATCGTCTTTAGTCCAACTCCTTGAATGCCCTTAAGGTTATCTGAAGTGTCTCCTGCTATCGCCCTAGCTAGAGCAAAATTATTCGGGTGTATCCCGAATTGTTCCACGATTGTGAACTTATTCAGAACCTCTTTTTGGGTGGGTCGATAAATGATGGTCTTGTTATCACAAAGTTGATAAAAATCCTTATCACTTGAGACTATAAACTTTTGCCAATCCCTCAGGCGCTTGTTTTGTACTAGATAGGAGATGATATCGTCAGCTTCTACATCCTCAATACAATACTGCAGAATCGGAAGCTCATTTAGGTACTCTGACAGTCTGATCTGTTGCCAAATCTTATTATCCTCCTCCTCTCGGAGGGCGACGTGCCTAACATCCCAATACAGTCGAATAGGGCTTCGACCAGCCTTGTAGTTTTTATTCAGCCTCTTTCTCTTGCGTGAACCACCACCACAATCCCACGCTACGATGATCTTGTCGGGCTTCATCTCTCTACATAGTTTCTGCAGTGTTTTCAAGAAGCCCTTAAAGCCACCAATTGGGGCTCCATTTTGGGACAAACTGGGGTCCACTATATATGACCGCAAGTAAATATTCATGCAGTCTATTATCATCACTCTTTTCAAACTTCCCCCAATGAAGCGGCAGGGGTGGGGTTCGAACCCACGGTACCCTTTCGAGTACGCTGGCTTTCAAAACCAGAGCCTTAAACCACTCGACCACCCTACCTCTTACTTCGAAACCTCTCCAGGCTCAACACTAACTTCTCCGACTTCGGCATCAACATCTTCGAAAGATTTAATATCTCCCTGTCGATCACGGTATTTTCGAATAACCTCTTGATCCATAAGTTCTAAAATCCTAGCCTTAAAGATGCCGTTGGGATCGTGAATTTTTTCTATCCAGGAGCTTTTCTGGAACTTTACTTCAGGGCCATCGTCGAAAAGTAGAGTATACCATGCCCCAGACTGGATGATCTGATCCGAGCCTTTGATAGCCTCAAACCAAGATTCTTCGTCTAGAATTCGAACTTCATCATCTCCCCACATAATCTGAAACGTACACTGGCGACGTTCTGTTCCGAACCTAGACTTCTTTAGGGTAGCTTTAACTTCAGAGCCGACTATAAACCCATTCTCGTCTGTCACAAAAGCCTTTTTGGCCTTACGACCCGTTAAGAAGATCCGAAGTGAGGCGTTATAGACCATGGCTTTACCACCTGGTGTAAAGTAAGGCTCACTCAATGCTTCCAACCTCTGTGCCATGGTGCTAGCAATAACAGTTTTAAGTTGATTAAGGCCAAGCAAAGTACATTGTGCATTGGCGATGGGGATTGTAAGCTTCTGGAACCCTAGCGACAGGACCCTAGCCTTCTTACCTACAGAGGAGTTTGGATTAAAGTCCCCCTCTTTATCCGAATCTGTCGGGGTATTCGCGATAGAATCCCAGATAAACAACGTTTGACGCTCTAAGCCAATAAACTCTTCTATAATCTCAAGTACCAATTCTACTGTAGTAGCCTGAATGTACATAAACTTATCAGGGTGGGTGTCAACCCCTGCCTTTCGGATAAAATCCGGATTAATTGCACTCTCTGCGTCAAAGTAGACAACATAATGCCCCATCTTTTGTGCATTTGCTGCAATACTAACTGCTAAGTAACTTTTACCTGTAGCAGAAAGGCCAGCAATTTCTGTAATTTTACCAATAGGGATTCCTGCCATCTCTCCCTTGCATATAATAGAATCTAGCCACCGAGAGCCAGTAGGGATCCAACCCTTGACCTCCGTCGGGTTATCTTCGTCTAGGTTGTGCGCAACTTTCATACCGTATTTCTTGTTGATGCGCTTAAGCATACTTCCCATATCAGGAACTTTACCATTCTCGCTTTTTTTCTTTCCCCTAGCCATAACCCCTCCAAATAAATAAAAAATGAGGCACCTGTAACCCGTGCCTCCCTGCGGTGTTGGCTTAAATTACGCCCGTGTCCTCAGTACCCGTATCTTCGGGCTCCGTGACAACAGGGCTACCAGTGTCTTCCGTGGTTGTGACAGTCGTCTCCTCGGTTGTTTCTTCGGTCTCAACTGCTGTATCGCCTTCTTCACCAGCACATGCACTGAGTGCAAAAGCGAGCAAGAAAATTCCAGCCGTCATAGCATGATTCTTGTACATTATTCTTCTCCTGTATTCTGTTCTTGTTCAATAACTTCATTTACCGGAAGAACCTGTCCTTCAGGTGCGGCTTCCTCAGCAGGCGTTACTTCCTGCTCCTCATTCGCTGTTACTACACCACTCACATCCAATTCAACGGGCACCGCTTCAGGCTTGAGCACAAACCAACATGCCAGTACTGCAATACCTGCTACACAACTTAGAATCAAATTGCGATTACTAAAATCAAAATTCATTTCCTACTTACTCCTATTAGAATGAAAAACGAGGCACCTATTAGAATAGCTTGGGATAGCCACTCAGCCCGTGCCTCCCTGCGGCGGGGGGGGGTTTATACGCCCTGACTCATCAATTCCTTAACCTTCTGGTCAACATCCGATGCAGTACTAGTAGAGCCATACTGCTCCACGTCGGGCATTTCTTGTGCCGTCTCGGCGGCAATCCATTGGTCAAGCATATGCTCGACTTCTTCAGGAGTCTTTCGCTTGTCCGCAAATACCTCCTGAAAGTCTGGGATGGCTTCCAGTGCCTCTCGTGCTTGGGAACCATTCTTGTCCTTTGGAAATAAGGGAGAAGTTCTGCGCTTAGGAGTGATTCCTGTCTGCGGAAACTGTGCTCCGGGAGGCTTTCCATACTTGATAACCAAGTCAGTACCCGTTTCGGGGTCCGTAATATCATCATAGTCTGGGTTAAGGACTAGCTCCAAGAGAGCCTTATATGCCATCTTGCCATAGCCCCAGAGGCGAACACCCTTCTCCTCTTCACCTCGGACAATCACTGCCGAGAAGAAACGCTGTCGAGCCATAAGCTGTTTTGCGAGCTTGCGGTCATCCTCGGTGCCAGAATCAAACAGGCTTCGAACAAAGTCGTTCAGCTTGTCATCTTCTCCATAGTTGCGCTTCGGCGATAAGAATCCAGGATTCTGCCCCAAGTTGTAGTGGAACCAAAACTCCTTAAAGGGATCCCCATCGGGCCCTGAAAGGATACGAATAGTTTGCTCTCCGTCTTGAGGCTTCCAAAAAACGGAAGTATTCTTGCCCTCTGCACGGTTCAGCTTCTCTTGCATCTTCTTCAAATCAATAGCCATGTTAAACACTCCTGTTTTTGTATTTTGTGGGTGGCTACCCTATAGTCACGACAGCTAATATCCCATCGTGCTAAACTTGTCAAACTAATTTATTTTCATCAAACTCAAACGTCACAATATCGCCACGCTGTGTATTGTAGTTAAATACTCTAAAATTACCTGCCTGTAAATCCCAAACCAGTTCTTTCCCACGCTCTAGCGTAGGAGATTGTCCAGTCCCGGTGGTCTTGCTATCCAAAAAGCCTCTAGGCATATCGTCTAGCCTTACAAAGTACATTCGTCTTGGTGTACCGTCTTCTTTTACAAAAGAACCTACATACGCTTTCATTATTCCCCCTGCACTTTTGAGGTTCGGTGGACACAATATCCAAATGAACTCTCGTAGTCAGTGGAGTATAACCTATACGAAATCTTTGTCAACCACTTTTCCTTTTTTTCTTCGATTTGGGATTCCAGATCAGGAATCACACTTGACTCACTAAGTAGTCTCTCTTGTCTTAAAGCATAAAAATAACTCTTCTCTCGGACGAGGTCCAAGTCATAAAACGCTCTCTCAACAGATGTCTCTGCATCAAGTAACCCGATTGTCGATATCCTGCAAACATTTTCTCTCTCTTCTATCATTCCGTACACATGCTTTGTCCTATTGAAGACATTGATAAAGTGTAGGGTGGTTGCAATAAGATCATTGATTTTGTCATAGTAACCTATCACGGGCAAGTTGCCAATTATTTTAGCAATGTTTTCATTACTAACGACGTGTACGTCCTCTAGCAAGGCTGACCTTGCGTATTGTTGCAGTATACCAAAGGTTGCTCGTTCAAGCAACTTCTTTTTTCCTGTCAGGCTCTTGGGGTTGGGGCGAATGTATAGTACAGATATTTTTCTATCTTTTATCTGCTCTAGTATCGCTAGTGTTATGCCCGATATGTGGCCTGCCCCACCTACAATAAATATTGTCTCTTCGCTTAGTTCTGTGAAGAAGGAAG